AGAAACATCCTTCTTTAATGTGGACTGGCGCAAGCGACTTCGAAAGCGATACTTTAGTTGGAGACATAAAATGTCCATTTACAAGAAAGTCTTTTTGTGAGCAGGTAGATATTTATGAAGAAGTAAGAAACGGCAACATAGAGGCTTTTAAATCTGCCAAACCAGAGTACTACTGGCAACTAGTATCGAACTGCATTTTAGCAAACAAAGACTTTGCAATGGCGGTTGTTTATTGTCCTAAAGAAGATGACGTTTTAGAGATATTAAGCGAATTAAATCTTCAGTACGATGCTAATGATTCGGAATCTTTAAACAAAGCGAAAGAAAAGCTTAAGTGGTTGACTTTAAAAGAAACGCCATACCTTAAAAATGATTGCGCTTATGCCGATATTAATTATGTTAAATTCAAAGTTCCACAAGAGGATAAGGACTTTTTAACTGAGCGTGTAGAATTGGCTCAAAAAGAATTATTTAAACTTTTAAAATAAAGCAAAATGACTGAAACACAAATTAAGAAATATTTAGACAGCTTAATTGCTTATGAATTTTCTAGCAGAAACCCAGAAAGCGACGTAGAAAGAATTGGCGAACATTGGAACGAAAGGTTTGAAAACGAAATCCTGTTCTGGCGACTTTCGCTTAGAGTAGTACAATCTAATCTGTTGAAAATCAATAAGGATGGCGAGAAAGTCTGCAAAATGGTGGAAATTATCATTCCTTCTGATTTTGAAGTTTAATCACAAAAAAATTGCAAAAAGAAGCAATCGTTTAAAGCTAATCGAAACAGCTTTAAAAAAGGAAAAAAGAGCAGCGCAAAAGTTAGATTATTTTGCGCCTATTAAAGAAAATTAATTATATTTACAATCTAAAACATAATATTAAAGCAATGGAGTACTACAACACAACAAGCGAAAGCGGTGAGCAATTACAGGCTTTCAAAAAGAAAACCAAAACACAAACAGATAAAATACTGGAGTTCTTTAAAGACCAGCCAGCCGTTGAATACGGTGCAAGTAGAGTACACTTAGCACTATTCGGGAACAACACGCCAATGACTAGCACAAGGCGAAGTATTAGCAACCTTGTTAAAGATGAGAAGCTAGAATACTCTGGTCGAATGAGAAAAGGAAATTACGGAAGAAACGAAAAATTAATTAAATTAAAAACTGTTTAAAATGAGTAAACTTTATCACGCCAAAATTGATTTGGCAAAAATTGACAAAGAAAAAATCTTTGTAGGAAAAAAAGGAAAATACATTGATGTAACTATCTGGCTTAATGATGAGGCTGACAACTACGGAAATACAATGTCTATTCAGCAATCCACAAAGAAGGAGGAAACAAGTATTTATATAGGCAACGGAAAGGAACACCAAAAGCAGGGGGCTAATTCTTCTGAGGAAGTTAAAAAAGATATTGAGCAAACGGACGATTTGCCGTTTTAATTATTTATTAAATGATAGAATTATCAAACGAGGATAATATGCAGCTAATGGCAAGGTATGAAGATAATCACTTCGACCTTGCTATTGTAGACCCTCCTTATGGGATAGATGTAGGAAATCAATCACAGGGTAAAGGTGGAGGTTTAGCAAAGAAAATAAATTATACTGTTAAAGATTGGGATAAATTTGCACCAAACAAAAAATATTTTGAGGAACTAATTAGGGTTTCAAAAAATCAGATTATTTGGGGTGCTAATCATTTTATAGATAAAATACCTTTTGGAAGTCCTTGTTGGATAGTATGGGATAAAGATAATGGTACTACTGATTTTGCTGATTGTGAGTTAGCATACACAAGTTTTAAAACTGCGGTTAGAAAAATAAAATGGAAATGGGCAGGTATGTTGCAACAAGATATGAAAAATAAAGAAGTTAGAATACACCCAACACAAAAACCTATTAAACTTTACGAATGGCTTTTAATGAACTACGCAAAAGAAGGAGATAAGATACTTGACACACATTTAGGAAGTGCATCAATAGCTTTAGCGTGCCACAATTTAGGTTACGACCTTACAGCTTGCGAATTGGATGCCGAATACTTTAAAGCTGCTCAAAAGAGGCTAAAACAACATCAGCAGCAAATGACAATTTTTGATGTTTTATAGTAAATAATTTATATTTTTGACGAATGATTAGTTGCGTTAATCAAACAACATTTTTATTTAACCCTTTTTTGGTGGACAGGACGCAACCCTTGAAGCCGAATGAGGGTTTTTTTTATACTAATAATTTATACTATGATTACAAAATTTATATCGAGAGGTGAAGAGGAATGTGAAATTGAGTTTTTAATAACTTCAAACAGGTTAAAAATTGAGATTGAACATTTTAATCCATATTGCCCACAGGAAAAGCATCAAGTAGAATTATCAAAAGAAGATTTGTTTGAATTAATAGGTCAGCTTTTACGCATTCAGTCAAAACTTAAAAACGATATTAAGTAATGGCTGCTAATAAAAAAACTTTCATCTTTTATTCCGATTGGGTAAATATGATAAGAGAGATGCCAGATAAAGACGCTGGAGAGCTACTAAAGCACATTTTAAGCTATGTAAACGACGAAGAACCATCAACGGACAACCTATTAGTTAAAATGGCTTTCGGTCATATTATGCCTATGCTAAAGGCTGATTTGCAAAAGTGGGATAAACAACTAAAGACTTATAGCGATATGGGTAAGAAATCAGCAGCTAGCAGAGGTAAAAATAAGGTTGAACCTACGTTAACCAAAGTTCAACCTACGTCAACTGTTAATGTTAATGTTAATGATAATGTTAATGTAAACGTTAATGAGAATAAAGATAAAGAGGCGGTTTTTAAAAAAACCTTGCTAACATTTCAAGAAAACTATACTTTAGAATTACTTGAAAAGTTCTTTTTGTACTGGACTGAGAAAAATCCAAACGGTAAAAAAATGAAGTTTGAAATGCAAAAGACTTTTGATATCGAAAGGCGGTTATTGACTTGGTCGAAAAACGAAAAAAACTTTAACGGTAATAGCAACGGAAAAATGACCCTAGAAAGAAAGCAAGAATTGAACAGAAATATTTTAAGTGAATTAATGGAGGGCAAAAAATGAGCAATTTATCAATCATAGAACGTTACGATTTTAAAAACCTTTCTCCAGACCTTACAAAAAGTCAATTAGAAATTATTAATGCTAGGAGGTCTGAAACGGTTAAAAGTTTGATTATAGAAAATAGTGCTTTGTTTTACGCTGAAATTTTAAAAGCGTTTGATTTGGCTTTAATGCTTGCTGGCCATAAGAAAGAAGAAAGCGACTATTTTAATCAAGTAAAGGCGTGTTCAAAGGCGTTAGAAAGTAATTTTAACATTGGAAAGTATGGAAGTATAACAGTCAATGAACTAAATATAGCGGTTGAAAGGGGTTGTTCTGGTCAATACGGTGAGTTTATGGGTATAAATTACGTTACTTTGAATAAATTTATTTTAGGCTATGTCCAAGAAATGAACGAGGCAATAACAAAGCAGCGACTCCACGAAGCGAATCTAAAATGGGATGCGCAGCAAGAAGAAAAGGCTATCAAAGCCCGTAAGGATTACGAAAAGAGTTTTGTCGGTATGATAGAAGCGGACAAAGCGAAGAAGAAAAAAGAACCCACAAAAATGGTTAATGATTACGGTTCTCAAAAGTTTATTCAATTGCAAAAAGAGGGAACGATTAACCTAACTGAGATAGAGGTAACCAAATTAAAAGAGCGCACTTTGTTAGCATATGCAAAAGAAGTTAGCGAAGCCCGAAAGCTAGTCATTAGAAAACGTGCAGCTACGACAGGCGATAAAATTAAACCAGTTTTTAGGTTGGACAACGAAGAAAGCGAGCGAGCATCGAAGAATAGAATATTTAGGTTACTAGCTTACAACGAATATTTAAAAGGGTAATAAAAAAAATGGATTTCAATTCTGATTTTAAATACGATTTAAAGGTAGGTCAAGTTGCTGAAAAATACCTTTCTGAAATTCTTAGTAATAAAAAGGTTGAAGTTAAAAATGACCTGCAAGCGCATAAAACTGGAAATGTTTTTATTGAGTATTTTTCCAGAGGTAAACTAAGCGGAATTTCAATATCAGAGGCAGAATTTTATTGCATTGTAATTCAAAAAACACTTATAATCTTGCCATCAAAAAACCTGAAAACTTTGTGCAGGAAATACATTGGCTCAAAACGAGATATAAAAGGAGGAGATAACAATACTAGTAAAGGAATATTACTTCCTGTGATTGACTTATTAAAATGAAAGGCTGGAGGAAATGCAAATTTAAAGGATGTCAAAAGGAGTTTGAGAAGTTAAGACCTTTACAAAGTACTTGCTCAGTTCAATGCGCTTTAAACCATTCTAAAGACTTAAAAGCAGAAAAGGAAAAAAAAGACTGGAGAAAGAAAAAAGCTGAGTTAAAAGAGCAAATCATTTCTTTGTCTGCATACAAAAAGCTACTCCAAATTGTCATTAACAAAATAGCCAGAGAAATAGACTTTTGCCAACCTTGCATCTCTTGCGGCAATCCAAAACCAAAGAAGAAAAACGCGGGGCATTATCATTCGGTGGGTGCTAATCCTTCGGTTCGGTTTAACCTTATGAATATCTATCTGCAGTGCGAACATTG